ATCGATATGATCACCCAAGTACTCTTTGAGTATTGGAGGATGACCATTTGTACAATCAAATAACTCATCAAGAGTATATTCTTCAAACAGTTGCGTGATCTGTTCTTTGAATATGTAACTCAAACTTTGTTGTTTGCGTGACCATTCTGAGTAAGTTCTCTCACCAGAATTAATAATTTCACCAATCCATAAACTTGATGGATTATTTGCGGTCACAAAGTTAGACACAAGAAAGTCAACAATATTATTGTCAGCATATTTTCTTGATGTCTTTTCAAACCAATACTTATCTTTCCTTTTATTAAAGGCAGTTACCTTTGCTCTTGATCTTCCTCCATACTTAAAGTAATCATACTTTGAACTGGAAAAATGATTTTTAATTGAAAGATATGTCTGGTAGGTTTCAAATGGTGTCACTTTCATCGTCAGTCTCTTCACTTTCTAATTCTTCAATTGCATCGACAGGGACTTCATTATCACCTATCATATACCAATGTTGGTCAACACCGATACTATCGGGTCTTATACCAAGATATTTGAGATCACTAAAGGAATGCTCTCGGAGCATTGCTTGTAATCGATGATGAATTAATTCAGATTGAGATACTTTCATTATAAAGGTAGTCTAGCACGAGTTGTTTTTTTCATGTAGTTGAGACGAGTTGCGTCCCACTTTAGTCTTTCCTTGAGTGATTTGGAAATGAGTTTCGTTACTGATTCTATCTCAAGATTGTTACTTTCGCAATAGTGGCAGATTGCATCAATGTAATTGATTTTTTCTTCCGCAACTATTTTTTCGATTTCGATCGCAAACTTCTGAGGTGTCAGAAACTTCTTCTCAATGGCCTTCTCAAGTTCTTTATTGGGTTCCATAGAGCTCCAGTTTATCTTGAACAAACTTACTAATATATTCTCCGAGTAGTTTGATGTACTTTGCTTTGTCGTATTCTTCATAGACGATGCATTCTCCGTTTTCACATGACATAATGATTACTAATTTTTTAATAGATATACCCGTCAGTTCATAAAGCATACAACCATATGCCATTGCCTGAACAAAATAATGTTCGATCCAGTCTCTTGGTTTTGGTTTTGCTGATGTCTTAAAGTCAATTATTGCCAACTCTCCGTTATACTCTGCGATACAGTCAACGGTTCCAGCAATACCTAATTGCTTGCTATAAAGTGAACCTTCTAATGAGTGAATATTATCTATCTTACCAAGTGTGGATTTAGAGATCTTGAATAAGAACTCAGAGATAGGTTTCACTTCTGGTAAATTATCATTCTTCAGATAATACTCTGTAAGTGTATGATAGTCTGTACCGCGAGTTGTTGCAGCCTTTGTAATGCGATCTGCTTTTTCGTTACCAACTCTTTTTCGCCAATTAACAAAGATCTCTTTATTAAAATGACTTGTAACTGATGTGATTGAAACTAACTTAAGTAGTTCCTCCTCATCAGGTACAGAATAATAACGAACTCCATCAATTGTTTCTCTCGAAAGTTTTGGAAGATCAAGTTCTACATGATTAAACATTACATACCTAACTGCGTTTTTGCGACAAGATATTCCTTAACAAGTCCGGATCGAACTATGTCATCAAGACCAAATTCAATAATATCGAATGATGGCATTGTGCGAACTATCTTTAGGAAATCCATGATTCCGTTTTTTTCATTGGTCTTTTGTAAATCGGTCTGAGATGCGTCACCACAGAAGCAAATTTTACTGTTTTCACCAACTCTTGTTATTATACTATCTAATTCATGAAAATTCAAGTTTTGAAATTCATCAACTATAACAATACAATTATCAAGTGTTGTTCCCCTCAAAAATGAGGTACTCCAGAACTTAATTGTTTCCTGAGCCTTGAGATTACCATAGAGCATTTCAAAGTCTGCATCTGATGGCATCTGGAACATATATTTTACCATATTTTTGTATGGTATTTGATATATATCTGCTTTATCTTCATGATCTCCGGGAAGAAATCCAATCTCTCTACATGCAACAAGAGACCTCACAAGATAGATTCTCTCATATGGTGTAGTTTCATCTAAAACATCAACTAACGCATTGTAGAGGGTTATAAAGGTCTTTCCTGTTCCTGCAGCACCATAGGCAACAATTTGCTTATGTTTATATGATTCAAACAATTTCTTTTGATTATCTGTTAACGGTTCTACATCAATTAGATAATCTGCATTTACTGGTTTCTTTCGTTTAAACTGCTTCGCGGTCAAACCAACACCAATCGGTTGATCGGAAGTTCTCTTTTTTCTAGGCATTATAGTTTTTGTACTAAACGAGGATCTTTTCTATTTCCATGACTCTTCGCTGCTTTTGCTAATACATCATTCCAACCCGGATTTTTCTTTCTTAGTTTATCTTTCCACTCTCCAACTTCACCAACTCCGGGCATTGTAGATGGATCAGAATAATCTCTTGACCAATTAGGATTATCAGCACACCACTGATCCCAATCGTGAACACTCATTGATACTTCTTTTTGCTCACCTGTTTCTGTGTGAACAACTGGATAGGTCGCCATAATTTGATTTTAGATGTAGTTATTTAGACCCATTGAAGGGCTTCTGATACTATAGGAAACTGCTCAATAAAGACAGATCGACATGCTTCCGCAATGTCCATATGTTCCTTCTGAGTACCGTGTGCAGTCCTCAGATCAATGTAATGTATCCATGATCTGCAAGAACCAGTCATATAGATTCTTGTTGGTGTACACAGTGGTAATACCATTCTAGCACACTCTTTCGCAACTCCTTCTTCAATCATCTGATTATACAATGACTGAGCAGAACTGAAAAGAGTTATCATTTGTGCTTCTAATTTTTGCTGAACAAAAGGATCTAAATCATCAATGCTATTTTGACGATTCTTCTTATCTTGTCTTCTCAAATCTGGTAATTGAATATTACCTAATTCATTACTTTGTGCATATCTCTGTGAAAACTCTTGAAATGTAAAAGAACGATGCCTTAATATTTGTGCTGCGATTGCTCTTGTAGTTTCTATCTCCAGAGTCATTGATGACTGTTCAAAAACAGACCAATGATTATGCTTAATACAATATCTTAGTAATCCAGAGTAGTTTGGATTATCTTGATTGTTTGGATTAGATACTCTGGCAATATGTGCCATTGTTTTCTCCGCATCGGGAGAAACACTTATTAGTTTTATGGTCATGAACCAAAACCTCTTTTAAGTTTAGTATTTAGAATATTCATTTCTTTCTTTACGACACGAAGTGCTTGTTTCATTTCTTTTAATTGCTCGTCAGTGTAAAGATGTTCTTGAGCGATTAATTTTTCCAAGACTTTAACAAGTCGTTTAGCTCTTGGTTTGCGTTGCATATTTATTGTCTACTTTATTATTTAGGAGGGAGGTTGGGTTCCTGTGTACCAACAAAGAATGGGCATTACTACAGAGTAAATACATTCTTGCCTGAGACCCGATTGGTAAATCGATTCTGCTTTCGCAGCAGCACCACCTGTGTCTCATCACCTTAACCAGCGGTTGCCAGTAAGTTTATTCAGTCACTCCCATTGTTGCGTCCAACAAATATACTATAGCATAAAAAAAGGAGGTGTCAACCCCCTTCATTTTAAAATGCAATTACTTACTTATAGTTGTATAGTAATTGTGCTTCAGCGTAGATGAGTGCCAAAAAAACTACGCTCGCGAGCATGATTTCTGAGACAACTAACATCTTACTTGTCTCCTTTTACAGCGATACCTCTGTAAACAAGTTTCTGAGGCTCTTGAGTTTTCTGCTCTTGTACGCGAGTTTCGGTGTCATAAGTAACACCACGATAAGTGACTTTTGCCATTGAGTTTCTCCTAAAGTAGTTGGATGTTTTAAATCCGTTCCTTCAGTCGTCTTTTGCGTCCCCAAAACATACTGGATCAGTATGTGCGACCACAACCCTTGCTATTTCCAATCTCTCAGATTTATCAGGATTATTACTTGCAGAATCTAATAGTTCAGCAGAGGTCTCACAATCAAGTGGTGCTCCAATCGCTATTAGACTAAGAAGAATGTGGTACATAGGGATGAACGAACCCGTTCCGAGTCGGCTTACTTGCGTCCTAATGTATATGGTTTACAATTTTTATCTTCCACTTTGCTATAGAAGTAATCTATAAGATACTCTTTAGCATCAGGTATGTGATTATCATCACTGAGAATCTCTGCCCGATTTTGGTTCCACTGTTGGCATGTCATTGTCCAATGTCCAAGAACATGTTGTGTGAGGAGTGAAGATAGCAATGCAACTTCTATCATTTGGATGAACGATGTGTCTATATTAACACATTCACTCTATATAGTCAAGTATTTTTGTAACTTGTGTTACAATTTAAGAAAATCTTTACATTTAACCTGTTTTTAACCAATTCTTAGTCTAAATAATTGGTTTTCTTTTCGTAAAAACCCTACACACGAAAAAATAGCCGGAGTTTTTTTCCGGCATATATGAAAACTATCTTCGCTTTTTCTTTTTAGCATCAGAAGGAGATACATAACCCCACTGACCGGGTGAGATGGTTCCTTTCCCATAATCAATTGATTGGAGAGCACCCTTGCCATAAGTATCAAAGTATAAGTCAAATATATTTGCTGCCTTTGCAGATCTCGTGACATCAAGAAAATCTTTACCATCTACCTTATAACGAATGAGTCTTGCATCAGTTGGCAATGACCTATCATAAGCCTGTTCAAGTGTGCACTTCTCAAGTATTACTTGGCACGAATATTTTGATCCATCTAGTTTTGGTTCCACAATTTCCTTTGGTTTTGTTGCTGTTTTAGCCATTATGCATCACCCCATACGATATCAGGAAATGCTTCTGCTACTACATCTTTAGTTATCTTATACCTGTCTTCAAGTTTTCCATCCTTCACAAGAACAATAATATCTGCCTCTAATGGATGTAATCCCTCAAGAATATTAATGAACATAGTCTCACGACGAATCGAATTCATTGCATCATCACCACCTCTTACAAAGCGATAAAAATGTTTTGACTCACGACGAATGGTTGTATGTCCTTCTTGATCGCTTGATCCTAATGAAAAAGATCCAGCCTCATGCATTCTACGAACTTCTTGTGAAATTTTAGTGGTAAGAGTTCCACCTTTCGTAGTCTGTTGATCATATCCTGTGTATGGTACTTCACCTTCTGGTAATGCAGATGTAATTGTGGTATCAAAGTTCCACTTCAATATCACTTTGAGTGATAAGTCACCATATTTCTGTAATACCTCAACCTTTTTTGCCTTTGATCTTTGTTTAGATGCTAAATCAAATACTTCAAAAGCAAATGGTTTTAGTGGTAATTCTGGAAGTTTTGCAACTCTAACCGTTTTAGGTTTGGTAGTCGTCTTCTTCGCTGTTTTCGCTGTCATAATTTTCAAATCTGAATGCTACAATATCGTCAGGTATCAAGTTTCCTTGAGTATCAAACATTTCTGGGTGTGGCCTTGGCACTTCCCGATAGTTTTTCATATATTCTCTTGCTGTCCAACCAATTAGTATTCCTGTAATAAAGAATAGTAATGTAACAAAAGAACCTATAACTAAACTAACTTCTAAAGTCATCTTTTTCTCCGGAGGATAGTTTTTTTACATTCAATGAGAATGCAAAGTTAATTTCGATTTCTCGTTTAAAGAAATTCAAGAACCGATCAAATTGAATTTGAAAGGTTTTAGGTTTCTTTTTACCTCCTCTTAAGATGAGTTCCACCCCGCGATCGAAATGGATGTTGGAATTATTTAGTGGATCAGGCAACCTTCTGTTGCTCTTTGAGGAATTTAACTGTTTCAACTGACCCTCCTATCTTTGTTCCGTCACAAGACACTTGAGGGAATGTTGATCCCTCGCCAAATTCTGCAATAAATTCTTCTCTTGTAAAGTCTTCCTCCAAATTATAGACCACATATGTACAACCTGTCAACCTCAACACTGTTTTAATTCTCTCACAATAGTCGCATCCTTCCTTTGAGTAAACCGTAAAGTTCATATGACCCTTAAAGTAATAATTTATAAATTTAATGTTTTCTTAGTATAGCACACTATATGAACTCTTGTTCATCCTAGAAATCAACACTATATGTTCCACTAAAATAAACTCTGTTATGTGAACCAGAACTGGTGTTAAAATCTGCAGTGTAACCATTTGTATAAGTCGCATCTCCAACAGATATTCCCCCTCTTGCTCGCATATATGTAGCACTAGCAAGCGGACTAAATTGATGTGGAGCATTAGTCCAACTAAATTGTGAACCACAAAGAATGATACCAGTAGTTCCATTAGTTCCACCAGAAGTATTAGTAAAGGGTAGACCAGCAATATCATATGTACCATTTCCATTATTAGCAACACTTGATGTTCTCAATGCACCCTCTATATAAACTGTAGACCCAATTTTTACATATCTTCCCTCTTGATAAGTATATGCCAAACTTCCAAGTGTTCCAGAAGAATTTGCTGT